CGGCGCCCTTCGCAGAACCACTCCACTTCGGTCGGCGGCCCCATTTCCAGCAGGTAGCCGTTGTCGACCTTGTGCAGCGTGTAGCGGGTGGTCGTCCACAGCATCGCCACCCCGGGATTACGGGTGAGCGAGATCCCGCCGACGATGTTGTTCTCGGTCTGCTTCTGCCCCGGCTGCAGCTGCACGCCCTCGGGCAACCCGGCCTGCCGGCGTACGGCCTTCGGCAGCGTCAGGAACGGGCACGCGCGGGCGGCGTACACGGCGCAGTCGTGGTGCGACGGCGGCTCGCTCGAGGTGCGGTTGATCCCGCACATGGGCCCGGCCACGAAGGTGAAGAAATGCCCCAGGCGCTCGCCGCACAGCCAGCACAGCTTGTGGTGGACCGCGCGCTCCCACTTGACCGGATCCATGGCGCGGAATTCCGGCACGCCGTCCACCCAGTCCACGAACCACGGGACCGGGTAGCCCTTGTCGTTGAGCGGCAGCGAGCGCATCCGCGGCGGGCGCTCGGGCAGCCCGGGGCGATAGGGAATCATGCGGAAAACTTCACGACCTGGAAGCGCCCGAAGGTCGGGCGGAAGTCACCGACGCCAACCAGGCGACCGGCCGCTTGAATCGCGTCGTTGAGATCGTGCGGCGCGATGTACTCGGGCAGCAGCACCATGATCTCGAAGGTGGCCTTCCAGCCAATGCGGAAGGCTGGCCGCACCCGGTTGATGCCGGCCCGCTGCACCACCACCCGCCGCTTGTCCTCGTAGTCCCACTTGCTGACGCCGAGGCCAGCGAGAACGGTCAGCGAAACCACCCCGGCCTTGTAGAGATCCATCGCGCTCTTGCGCGGACTGCGCGGATCCTGCCGAAACTTCGCGGCGTGGATCAACGACTGGCGCAGGTACTCGCCGGGCAGGCCCAGCTCGGTCCCCGGCTCCATCCGGTAGACGTAGCTCTCCACGTTGTCGCTCTTCTTTGCCGCGCTGTTCTTGGAGGCGCGGCCTTTGGTCTCGATCGCCTCGCAATTCCAGCGATGAAACAAAATGTCGCTCGAACCCTTGATCGTGACTGTCGCCGTGTACGGCTCGGTCAGCGCAATGTCGTGGTTGCCGCCATCGGTCGGCTCGCTGATGTGCTTCTTCAGATGCTCTTGCGCTTGCGCCTTTTTGGGTCTGCCCATAACAAACTCCCAGTTGAAAGTTGAATTGCCCGCTCATCCGTCGGGCCCATCACCATGCCGCACCACGCCGCGCCTTGCCCGGCCCAACCCTGCCATGCCCCGGCCTACCGAACCAGGCCCAACCGCACCCTGCCTTGCCCTACCGAACCCTACCCCGCCATGCCAGACCAACGCCCAACCCAACCACACCTCGCCATACCACGCCGAGCCTTGCCGTGCCCCACCACACCGGACCCGACCTGGCCGTGCCTTGCCTGACCGCACCGCACCCGACCGAACCTTGCCCTGCCACACCCAACCGCAGCAAGCCCTGCCGAGCCACACCACACCACACCTCGCCCGACCCAGCCGAACCACACCAAGCCCCACCTGACCGGACCGCGCCTTACCCCACCTAACCCAACCACACCAAGCCCCACCACACCACACCGCGCCGTACCTCGCCCGGCCCTACCTTGCCTCGCCCAGCCACACCGCGCCTAGCCGCGCCAAGCCTAGCCTCGCCCCGCCTAGCCGCGCCCCACCCAACACCTCCTATTCTGGAAATTCCGATCTAATCTTGTTGTAGTGCGTCAGCAGCAGGCCCTTGCGCGGGCTCTCCTCCAACGGGCTCACGTGGATCGAGCAGTACAGGTCGATCTCGTCGCGCGTCTGCGCCGCTTTCAGCCCAGCCATGATCTGCTCGTCAGTCAGCGGCTCGGGGGCCCCTGACGCATTCTTCGCCTTGACTTCCGGCTGCTCCATGGCGTCGAGACGGCGATTGCGCTCCTCCGGCGTGAGCGTCGGCTGCGGCTCGGTCTTCGGCGCCGGCGGCAGGATGCGCGCCTTGGCGGCGTGGTAGGCGGCGTTCATCTTCGCCTTGTCAGGGGAAGGGGCGTCGACCAGCTCTGCCGCGCGGTCCACCGCGGTCCCCAGTTGTTCGAGGGTGGTCGCCGTCTCGAACAGCTTGATCACCTCGGCGCTCGCCGCGCCCGGTTTCAGCCGCTCCTTCAACTTGCTGGTGGCCGACACTGGCGCCTTCGGCTCCTCGCGCGGCAGCGTCTCACTCTGCGGCGTGATGTCGATCTCGGCCATATCGCGCAGCTCCTCCGCCGGCGGCAAGCCCTTGAGAATGTCCGCGGCAGCATCGCGCGCAGCGAACCAGAACGCGCGCCACGCCATCTGCCGATACGGGTACTGCGTCCACGGCCCGCTCTTGCCCCACAGCGAAGCGCGCACCGCATCGTCCTTGGAGAAGGTGCGGGTGACCGATGGCCGCCCTGGCCGACTCACCGTGCACTGGGCGTAGCCGCGCACCTCGATCTCGCGCACGTCCAGCTCTTGAATGATGCAGCCATGCTTGAGCAACAAGCCCTTACCGGCGTCACCGAAAATACCGGGCTTACCGTTGATCACGGCGATCGACTGCAGCGCCTGCACCGGCTTCAAGCCCAGCTCGGCACCGTGCTGCATGGCGATGAAGCAGTTGCCGGCCTTGCCGAGATAGTCGCGCGGGACCATCGTGCTTTCGGCCAACATGCGCGCGAGCTCCATTGCCTCGGCCAGCGATCGCGGCATGAAGTCGAATGGCTGCTGCTCCTCCTTCACCGCCGGCGGCTTCGGCTCCTGCACTGCCGGCAGCAGCCCGTTCGTTTCGTCATTCATTCAGCTCTCCCCAAAAAGATTGAAATGCCCACGCTTCCGTTGGGCCCTTCACCATGCCTCACCGCACCAGACCAGACCAAACCGCGCCTTGCCCCGCCGAGCCTCACCCCGCCTAGCCATGCCCCGCCGGACCCGACCAAACCATGCCCCGCCCTACCACGCCCCGCCTAGCCGTACCGCGCCCGACCTAGCCTTACCCGGCCATGCCTAGCCTCACCCGGCCATGCCTTGCCAATACCCGACCTCACCGCACCGGACCATGCCCGACCCAGCCACGCCTCGCCAGACCGTGCCCCACCGGACCCTGCCTTACCTGACCCCAGCAGACCCTGCCTTGCCCCACCACAACTTTTAAGACGGACTCCGTTGCGCCAGCACCGCGCGCTCCACTTCGCTCAAATCCCACGCTGCCAGCACCAGCCACAGGTCGCCCTTCAAGTGGCGCAGCAGCAGCGGATCGTGCGGGACCGCCTTCCAGTCGGCTTCCCACAGGATCGAGTAATTCTTGAGGCCGTACTTCGGGCGCAGGTTGAGCGGCACTAACGGCACGATGGCGATACCGTCATCGAACCAGCCGCGCGGGCCGGGTGCCGCTTCCGGCATCCGGTCGACCGTGACGCGCTGCTTGCGCGCGCGCCAGGTGGCCGTGGCCGGGCTGAACGTGACCGTGGTCTTGCCGATCTCGCAGCGGCAGCGCGTCGCATCGGCGCGCACCATGGCGAGCTTCGGCAGGCCGCGCTCGTCGCGCCCGGCGTTGCGGATCGACTGCAGCGCCTGGATCACCACCTTGCCCCGCGCGATCGCGCGGTAGGCGGTCATAATCGCCCGGTCCTCGTCGGTAGCGACCGCGCGTGCCTCGCGGTACTCCTGCAACGCCTTCTTGGCGGCGGCGGGATCGACCGCCAGCACCGCCGAATTCTCCAGTAGCATCATTCCTCCGGTAGTTGAAAGCCGCGGGCCTTCGCCCACGCTTCCAGTTGCGCGGTATCGAAAATATCGCCCGGCTCGCAGTTGTCGCCGATGTATTCCTTGGCGGCATTCCACAGCGATTCGGGATCCCCCAGCAGTGCCGCAAACAGCTTCTCGCCGCGCTCCCGGTCGGTCGCCACTACTTCCTCCCGACCAGCTGCAGCTTGGTGTAATCGCCCTCGTCCACCGTGTATGCCTTGCGGTGGACCACCTTGCGGGCGTAGTCGCCCTCGGGCGTGCGCAGGATCGCCGCCGGGCCCATAAACCGGAGAACGTGCGCCTTGGCGGTTTTCTCCATTTCGTCGTAGTCGTGTTTAAGCGCGCCGGCCTGTTTGAGTGTGCCGATCCACGCCAGCAGCTCGGGCGGGGCCTCCACCGTGCTGCCATCGGTGCCGGGGTACACCTTGCGCAGCACTTCGAGGGCCCGCGGTGCGGCCGGATCGACGTCGGGCGGTGTGCCATCGGCAACCGCCTTCCAGAATTCCTCCGTCTTGGTGACGATCATCTGGTCCATTTCCGGGTCGCGCTGCACTTCGTAAAAGCGCAGATCGCCGCCGCCGAAGTAGCCGGCCACGGTCCAGACGGGGTAATTCTTGACGAGCAGGTAGGTGTGCACCTGCGGCAGGTAGTGCTCGGGGATCTCGTCGCTGTCCTCCGGGCCCCAGCCCTTCCACGCGCGCGGGCCCACGTTCTTGATCTCGAGGCCGCGCTCGAGCCCCACGAAGTCGCGGTCGATGTGCACGGTGAGCCATGGGAATTCGGGCCGCGAGAGCGTCAGGTTGCACTTGCGCAGTCGCACCGGCACGGCCCAACGCCGCGACAGCCGGCGCTGCACCAGCTCGGCGATCGGCGCTTCCATCACGTTGCCGGCCTCCACCGCGTCCACGGTGTCGATGTTCGGCACTTCCAGCTCGCCGCGCTTTTCGTGGAACAACTCGCGGGCGGTTTTGTAGGGATTGACGCCCAGGATGGTGGCGACGTCAGAGCCGCCGATCTTGCGGGCGGCCAGTTGTTCAGCGGTGAGCATCGTATTTCTCCAATTCGTCGGCGTCAGTGAGCACGCGATGCCTTGTCGTCTTCCTTGCGCAGGAGGCTGATCATCTTCTGGACCACCCGGGCGAGCGGTTCATCCGCCGCCGCGGGCAGCTGGGCCACGTGCTCGGCGTACAGCGTGCACACCACGACGAAAATCTCCGCCTCCCCGGCCACGGTGCCGTAGCCGAAGGCGTGTTCGAGGACATCCTTCACGGCCTCGCAGGTCTGCTTGACCTTGTTGTACTCGGAGCTGTCCAGCAGCGCGTGGAGCAACTGGGCCAGCTCCTCCCGGTCAAGGGGTGTCATGCGGGCGTCTTTTTCGCTTTCGGCGGGCGCTTCTTGGAGACGACGATCTCGCACACGATCTCCACCGCATCGCCGGCGCCGTTGGCTGACACCACGGCCTTGCATTCCTCGTCGTCCCGCAGCCGATCCTGCACGTACGCCACGCAGGCCTTCTGAATCTGTGCGGTGGTCAGGGTAAAGCCTACCCGTTGTTCCATTACCATGTGTCTTCTCCCCAGCGGTTTGCCACCCTACAGTTTACCGCCGCTCAATACCAAGTCAACGGATAATTGCATCGCGTGTTGAAAGCCGATAAACTCCCGCGCATGGCTACTACCCCACTCAAGCGCTACTTCCAGACCGGCGCGATGACGCAGGAGGAATTCGCCGAAAAGCTCGGCGTATCGCCTTCGATGGTGTCGCACTGGGTCAATGGCCGCGTGTCCGTCGCCGCGGAGCGAGCACCCACTATCGAGCGCGTCACGCGCGGGCGGGTGCGCTGCGAAGCGATCTGCCCGGGCCCGGAATGGGCGGTTTTGCGGCGGCGCCGCAAGGCTTAGACTCTTTCGTTTCAACGCCGGGAAAACCCCGCAAGGGGCTGTCCTGCCACGAACAGGGCTACCGGCTCCCTCTGCAAACTCTCTTCGTGGGAGAGACGTTGGCTTCTTCCTCGATTCGCCCGGCGTTGCCATTGGTATGAAGCCGAGGCTCACGGCTGTGCCGACCGATAGGCCCGAACCCCCCTACCCAGCCGAGATTCGGGCCAAAGGTTTCACCCTGCCGTTCGATTGGGAGCGGGTCGAGCAGTCGACCTCATGGGTGAAATGCCCGGCCAACATGCGCCCGTGGTTGGTGTTGCTGTGGCTGCGGTCATGGACCAACGTGCCAGCCGGCACCTACCCCGACGACGACGAGGAAATCGCCGCGCGCATCGGGATGCCCGAACGCGAGTTTGCGGCGCACCGAGACATCCTGATGCGGGGCTGGCAACTGCACTCGGATGGCCGCTGGTATCACCGCTTCATCGTCACCCTGGTTCTGCAGATGACCGAATCGCGGGCCAAGGATCGCAAGCGCGTGTCTGAGTGGCGTGCAAAAAAACAAGCACTTGCGGCAAATGTAATGCGTAACCAACGTGTGACCAACGTGTTGGTTACACGTGAGTACGACACAGGAACTGGAACTGGAACTGGAACTGGTAGTTTGAGTAGTGTTGTTGCTTCTGAGAGTAATCACACATTGTCGGATTCGCAGACACCCGAATCCGACGTCGCGCCGTCCACCGAGGACAAGGCCAAGGGCCCCAAACCGGGCATCACCGATCTGGCCAAGCAGGTACTGATCTTCCTCAACGAGCACACCGGGCATTTCTACCGACCAGAGCCAGCCACCTTGAAGCCGATCGTCGCCCGATTGAAGGACGGCTATACGCTGCGCGAATGCCGGGCGGTGGTGGTGCGCAAGGCGCGCGAGTGGGGCGCCGATGACAAGATGAAGAAGTTTCTCCGCCCGGCAACGCTGTTCGGTGCGGAAAAGTTTGCCCAGTACGTCGGTGAGGTGCCGCCCACCGCAGCGGCGGGCCAAGGGGATCTCGATGTATGACTGCCCGCAATGCTTTTCCCCGCTCGCGGACAAGGCGGTGGCCTGCAACACCTGCGGTTGGGA